TTCCTACGTTTGAGGCATGAAGCATTTCTGCTAGGCTAAGTTCAACCCAAACTCGCCCGCCATCTTGACGCATAGTCATTGTTGTTTGCCTTTTCGGTCTATCCTGTAATAGCAAATAGCTTCATGTTCTTTGCAGTATGACCTTCCGTTTTTTTTCTGCCCGCAAAATAGAAAATTTTGAGGATCTCCGTCGTTGAGGACGTAACGGCAAGATCTGAAGGTGAGTTGATCCAATTTTATTGGGGTTCCAGATGGCTCTTCTGTTTTAGATGGCGCGATGATTGGAATTTCTTGAGCCACTTCTTGTGGCTCTTCTTTTTCAAATGGGGTTTCTCGCATCAGGTCAAAAAGAGTTAATACCTGTTCCGCCTCAAGTTTCTTTGTCGTAACCCTGATGCTATGCATGCGAGAATCACTATCCCGCACACCAATCTCACCGGCCTCACGCATACGGTAGATCTTGCCTATCACCGCATTCCGCGACAAACCTAACTGCACCCCAATTTGTTTAGCAGAAAGTCCTGTTAGCCATAGGTTTTTGATTTCTTGTCTGTTGTCTTCCATGGTTGTCCCCTGTTGGCTAATGGCGGCTAGTTACCCAGCCGCCATCTTTTTTAGTAATGAGTGTCAAGGTGTGCGGGATTGACCGTTGCCCGCAGCTTTTCCAATTCGTCGCTAACAGACTTCTCAATGGCAGTATTTAGCGCCGCATGCTCGTGTTGGGCGCTGATCAACTCACCCGCAAAAGCGTAATAATTGATCCCATCAACATAGTTCTCTTCATTGGAACGGTCATTCCCAAGCCTGGCCAGCTTTAGCGCATGAAGAACCAAAGCCACATCATGCGGCGTCAAATGTATGCCTGTTATCAACGTCGCTATTTGCGCTGTTCGATCCAAACACACCCTCATGTCGCCGTACAAAGCATTGCGATCATTGAAGATTTTTGCTGCATTTGACATTAGTTCACGATATTCCATGATCATTCTCCTACTTGTAGCGTTGGTTTTTGTAGCCACCCGAATCAGTTCTTACAATGGTTGCGCCTTTGTTGAACTCATCGTAGCTGTCTTCTGTTTCCATGTTTATGAATTCCTGCACCTTGCCGATACAGGATGTATTGATGATGATTTGCCCCCTATCTTGCCACCATATTTCACCTGTTTGATGTCTGCGTCTGTAGAAAAGATCAAAAATCAGAAACTCTTGTCTGTTTATGGACGCACACAATTCTTCCAGAGAGTTGGATGTATGCTCCAACGTCAACTGATGCGTTAACATGCCATTTGCATTAGGCATCTTCATTGATACTAGGAATCGCATGCATCCTCACTCTTGTTCCTGAGAACCACTGTTCCATCCATGCGGCGCTTCCATTTAGAAAGACGACCGCCCGGCAGTGGAGATTTAGATCTTGCTGCACCAATGTGTTTCTGGTGTTTTCTTTTCACCTTAGCAATCATGGGAGCATCGACAGTGCTTGTTTGAACACGATGACACTTGCGGTGAGCGACAAACCAGTTGGTTTCGTCGTCGCTTCCACCAGCCTCCAATGGGATGTCATGGCTAACATCCCACTCTTGGCCTGGTACTACCTTCATACTGCACAAATGGCAAATGCCTTCGTGCCGCAGGAAGATGTCAGCCCGCATTTTGGATGTGATGCGAACCCGCTTGATCAATGGACAGGCTCACATTCATCGTCTTCAGTATAAAAATATTCGTTTATACTGTTCATGACATTGTTGAGGAATGTTGCGGCCATTGCTTTGGCGACAATAGGCCCCTTTTTATCATTTAAAATCAACAACAGAAATATGTAGTTAATTACAGCAATCCTTGTAGTTTCATCTAACTTTGCAAGCATTTTGAGAATTTTCTCTGCTATCTTGTGCATGAGTTCAGCTTGTTGTGCAAGTTCATCCATTTTATAACCTCATTTCTGCGCGTTTCGATGCTTCGATTGATTGCCATTCATGGAATTTCATACGGATATATTCAAGTTTGACCTTCAAGAAGGCAGCTTTTTCTCTTGCCTTCACCATATTGGTGACAAACTCACTCCAGTCGCCAGATGCTTTGACTTGCATTTCAGCGCGACTGACAGGCATGTCCCCCAGAGAGAGCATCATGCGCGCCAGTACAGCGCTTTTTGTTTCCTCAAGCAGGGAGGCTGCGGAGTCAGCGTCTACATAAGCTTTCGCAACAACTCTATATTGTTCTGAAAGCGGCAGATTGCTGTCCATATTTCACCCCTTAAAACGGTATGGAATCTTCATCAAGATCCACAGCCCTGGCTGTCTGTTTCTGGGTAGACGGGGGGTTCATCGCATTGACTGAAAAACTGATCCACTTCTCACCATTCTTGTCGGTCTTAGACCAGGCGCTAACCCAGTATTCCACACCGTCAATCATGGCCTTGCCAGTGAGGGGTGGGGACTTTTCGTTTTTGGGGTTCTTGTTCTTAAAGATGGCCCCGCTGTTGTCTTTCTTTTCAAATGCCACTTGTCTTCTCCTTCAGTTGCGCGATCTTGTTGTCTAGTTCCGTGAGAAAGCTGATCACTTCCTTCTCAAGTTCAGATATCAGAACGTCATCGCGGTCTACCCGCTTGATGAAGATCTGCATTCCTTCTGGCATGCGGGGATCAAACGATACAAAGTCACACCATTTCCGCCCAGTACAGGCCATCTGCCACTGCATCTGGATGTTATACCTGATCGGCACAGATTGTCCCAAAAGGGTATCAATATGCGTGGCGGTTATTGGACATTTGATCTCAACAAGCCCATCATCATCTACAAGGCCGTCTGGAGACGCGCCAGCCATGGCGATGGTGTTGTGGGGGATGAAGCCAGTCTCAATGACAAGCGCGCCTACAACCCCCTCATAGGCGGCACGAGCCATCGGTTCCGTCTCCGTCCCCCACTGCATTGCGGCATTTGAATAGAAGGCCCCCTGCGTTCCAGTCAGACGCTCGCAAATCAATTCAGCCATATAGTTGGCGCGGCTGGTGCTATACCCAGTCTTGGTCTTGGCGACGACATCCGCAAGTCGGGATGCCGTCACTCGACCTAATCTGGCAGCATGCCATTCAGGTGTTCTCTGTTCCATTTTTTTCTCCGTATTTGGCATATTCGGCATGAAAATCATTTTGGACGACTTTGTATTCCCTATTCAACATCCCAAGTATGTCGTTCAAAAGATCAAGCTTTTGCAGGGAATCCAAGCTGTCGTAGTACTCTGATACAGTAACGTCTCCAGAGTCTTGGTTTTCAGAGTACCATAAAGTACCTATCCGCTTACCCTTACAGCGATCTCCGGTATAGTCATCTGGATGAGTAAATCTATCAGCCATCACTCGCCCCCCTTGTTGTCTACTGCGGTTGCGATTGCCTTCAAGTCTTTAATGACATCGGGTGTCAAAAGCTTGCGGTCAACGGCGTCCAACCCACGCCAGAACGTGTTGAGGGCATCGAGACCCTTCTCAGCCTCCTTCTTGGCAAGGAGTGCGAGCTTCTTTGCGGCAGTAGGATCAACCTCCGCTATAGGCTTGGCGGTCTGGGCGGCATTGCCATCATCATCGTCCGCAGCCAGATTGGCGATGGACATGAGGGCGTAGCGGCGGGCATAGGAGATCCCAGATCCGATTGGATGGGGTTCATGCTTGACAGGCATAAACAGTGTTTCTGCCATGAACTCACCGGATGAGTGCAGCAGCATGGTCTCGACCTCAACGCCACCTGAAACAGTGCGAGGAAACTGGACGACTGACAGGCCATTGTCAGCAAACGGCTGACGGACTGCGGCGCGCACTGAAGCAAGATCTGCATACTTTGACTTGTAGAAGTCGTTCTTGGTGGTCTTTGCAGCGTCCTCAATCTGCCCCTGCGCGATGGCGAGAGCGGTGGCAAGCTGATTGATTGTCTCAGACATTTTCATTGTGTTTCTCCTATTCCCACATGCCTTCAACGGCGCATTTATCATATATGTCATCCATCAGCTTCTTATCGCGATGGAGGTCGTTCTTCAGTTCAACAGACGGATGCCAGTTGTCTTTCCGTCCCTGCCTGTAGTCATGCTCGATTGATATGCCGGTCTCGCCATTATGAACAGTCAACTCCAGAGCGTAGATGTATGGTAGCCCGTCAACGCAGTCGATCTCGATATCCAATTTGCCGGTCAGATAGAGGTGATCCGGCAGTTCATGTTCGTCTAGTTCGTATTGTATCGGTACCAGTCTTGCCATTTGTCTCTCCCGTTGTGGGGTGTCTTCTTCTCGCATGCCCCATGATTCATGTCAACAATCAATTTGACCTTTTTTGAAATTGGTGTATGTTGCCCCCATGAAACAGACGCGAACACAAACACTGGTTGATGTCTTTGTCCATTACGGGTCAATCACCCTCTTGGCCAGGGAGCTTCACCTCACACCGGCAGCGGTATCTGCATGGAAACATGTTCCTATCCGCTATCTAGCTAAAATATCTAAGGAAACTGGCATAGACCGCCAAAAGCTAAGGCCAGACCTTTATGGAGACGACTAGCTTGTCCTCATCATATTTGGGTGGATAGCAACATGATCAAGATTGTCTTGGAATTCCCACCCAGCGTCAACCGATTGTGGAGAACAACCGGTACTGGTGGGATGTATCGATCACCAAAATATGCCTCTTGGCGAAAAATCGCCATGATGGAAGCAAAGATCCAGGCAAAGGGAAAGCAAATTCTAGAGCCGTATAAACTCACTCTGGAGGTTGTGAGGCCAGATAAACGCAAGCGTGACCTTGACAATTTGCTAAAAGCTGTCAGCGATTGTCTAGTTTCTGTTGGAATTATAGATGACAGCAAATGCGAACACATCGAAGCTAGATGGGTCCACAATGAACACCCCTGCACAGTCACAATTGAAAGGATGGAAAATGAAACAAGCGCATTATTGGGAAGCACAGGAACAGCGCTGGTACAATCAGTACCTGGAAGCTGAGAAGCTGCTGGATCAGATGGAGACAGCGCTGCGCCGTCTCGAAGACCTTGCGTTCAAGCATATCGACGATCCCGGCGTTCGCAAACAAGTTAGCGAGATCGTTGACGAAGTATGGAGGGGAGCGCGTACATGATTCATTATCATGGAACGCCAATAAGCCCCATTAACGCTTTGCTTGAAATGCACGGTCGGCATTTTTGCGTTAGCCATGCAGCGCCGCAAGATGTCGAGCGGTGCCATCAAATTGGACAGTCAGTCATGCTGGATAACGGGGCTTTTTCGGCATGGAAGACTGGAAGGAATGTTGACTGGAATGGTTATTATGAGTGGACAGATCGTTGGTTAGATTGCCCAACAACATGGGCTGTTATACCTGATGTGATCACCGGCTCTGAGGAAGATCAAGATTTTTTGATTCTTCAATGGCCACATAAACAAAAAGGCGTTCCTGTTTGGCATATGCACGAAACTCTTAGTCGTTTAATTCGGTTGACGTTGGAGTGGCCAAAAGTTTGCATTGGTTCATCAGCCCAATACGAAAAGGTTCTATCACCAATATGGATTGGTAGAATGGACATGGCATGGAATGCAATAATGCGCCAT